TTCCCCAGCTCGTGCAGCTCGTCGATGATTGTCAGCACGGGGATTTCCCCGGTCACAATGTTAGTGCCGAACGTTTTCACCGCCAGGCTGGTGCCGGTCTTGCGCCGGGTAATCTCGCTGTCCGAGTCTGAGACGTGGAAGATTTTCTTTAGCGTCTCGTCGACATCGATCATCCCGCGCGCCTGGTCGAAACAGCGACCGGCGATTGCCTGCGACGGGCCGACCAGAAGCATTTTCCGATTCGGCGCTTCCTCCATGTAAAGCGCCGTCAGACCCAATGCCGCCGCATAGGTCGTCTTCGAGTTCTTCTTCGGCACCTCGCACAGCAGTTCCCAGACGATCGCCTGCAGCGTTTCCGGATCTTCGCTTGCCAGGAACGCCACAAGGATATCGCGAAACCAATCACCACAGGCTTCGGCCAAAGACGGCGTTCCGGCGACGTCCGGCAGGCGCAGCCGGTTGAAGAACGTCACCACCTTCTGCGCGCGGTCCTCGTTGACCGGGACCGACGCCATCGGCGGCAGCCCCTGCTGCATCCGCTCCCACCAGTCCGGGCAGGCAAAGCGCGGCAGCGCCTCAGTTGCGGACATGCCCCGCAGCCTCGCGCTCAAGCTCCAGCATCAGTTCGGCCTCGGCATCATGCGCCTGGGCGCGCACCATCGCTTTCTTGCCCAGACGATCCGCCGCTTGCGGCTTGGCAACCGGCGTCTTTTCGGCCACGGCCCGCTCAGCCTGCATCCGGTCGTTGCGGTCGATCATGTCCTGTAACACTCGCGACGCCCCAATCACGCCGGACATTGCAGCCTCGGCCATCACCATCATGCGCTCGGCATCCAGCCGGTCGCGCATCACCTGCCGTTCGGCCAGCTCGGCTCTAAAATACCGCTTCAGCGTGGCCAGCGAGCAGCCGATAGCACCTGCGACGCGCTCATTTGCCCAGCCCATTGCCAGCAACAGTTTGACTTTGTTGCGATTTCTTTCAGTGACCTCAAACGAGGGCCGCCCGCGCTCACCTTTTCCCGGCCGAACCGGGTTCCCGAACAGGTCGAAAACTGCGTCGCCCATGAAAAAAAGTCTCCAGATGAGGGAGTGGACCGGTCTAGGCGCCGGGGCCTCCCAGAGATTACACCCCCCCCTCCCGTCCGGCCCCGCGCTCGATCCGCTGCTTGAGGCTGTCGTGGCACGGCTTGCACAGGCACTGCAGGTTGCCCCCGTCCCAGAACAGTGCCTCATCGCCCCGGTGCGGCGTCTTGTGGTCTGCCACCAACCGCGAGGTGTCCGCTTCGACCCGCCCGCACATCGCGCAGGTGAACAGATCCCGGACCAGCACCGACCACCGCAGCCGCTGCCAGCGCGCGGTCTTGTACCAGCTGCGCCAAGCATGCGCGGCGTCCCGCTGCCGCGAGGCCGCAGCCTTGTCGGCGCTCAGATATCGGACAGTCGGGGGCAGGCGGTGCATACCGTCGCGCAGCTTGGTCAAGCGCGCCATCGCACACCCCCAATGCAAAGCGCCCGAGGTTTCCCCCGGGCGCACTTATAGATGATGTCAAGCAAGATGCATCCGGACGGGATAAGCGTCAAGCCCCTTTCTGCGCCGCCTATCGCATCCGATCCAGCGCCCCGCACAACGCCCCGTGCAGCGCAGCGCGCGTGGCCCTGTCCGGCACCCACCCGCGCGCGCGCAGCACCTGCGCCAGCGTCATGCCACGCAGGCACACCAGCTGCACCAATTCCAGATCCGCGATCGCCCGCCGCGCCCCACCACCGCGCCGCGGCGCCAGCGCCACGCCGCGCCCGATCGCCGCCTCGATCCGGCGGATCATATCGCCCTCGTGGATCACCGCATCGATGTAACCACCGTCGCCGCGCCCGCCGCCAGACCCGGCCGCCAGCGCCTCGGCCGAGGCGCAGCGCATCCCCACGGCCGAATGCCGCTCGACCAGCTCGGCATAGCGCCGCCCCGCCTGCACCTGGGCGACGCTGAACAGCGGGCGATAGGCCGCGCCCGCCTTGCGCCGCGCCTGCAGTTCCATCACGTCGAACGCATCCGCCGCCCGCGCTGCATCCCGTCCGCGAAACCCGACATGGCTGACCTCGAACCCGTCCGCGCCGACAGGCGTCACGGCAATCGGCGCAAAGCGCACCATCGGCCCGCGCGCCGGGGCGGGGATCATCTCCGGCCCGCAGCTGACCGGCGGCTCTGCCGACGCCTTGATCTGCGCCAGCCGGTCCGCATCACCATCGAACGGGTCCGGCAGCCCATAGCCCCGCGCCAGCTGCCCGATCACCCGCATCTTCGCCGCCACAGACCGCGCCACCGCCGCCTCAAATTCCCGCCCGTTTGTTTCGATTGCCATATTTTGTGCCTTTCGTCTTCTTTCTTCCTTGATCTTGTTTCCGCTAGTTTTTCAAAGGGTCGATAGGGACGCAAAGAGAGAGTGAAAGGGACGATGCAAAGCCAAGTGATGAAAAGACAAAAGTGACGCAAAACAGTAGCTTGCAAGTAAATTAGGGACGGTAGAGACGATAGGGACGCAGATTGCCAACTAACGCATGAAGCTTCAGCATCGCAGCCATTACCACCCCGAACCCCGACATCTCACGCGCACACGCGTAACCCTGCAAATTGCGTCCCTTGCGTCCCTTTCGGCCCCGGCCGTATCGCAACACATTGAGCCGAAACGAACTTCGCTAAACAACGCCCCCGAACCCCGTTTCGCGCACCGTCCCTGCCGCCGTCCTGTATCGTCCCTTGCGTCCCCGAAATGACGACGAAGCGGGGTGCGGGGTCACGCCTCAGCCGCAGGAGACGCGGACAAGATGCGCCCCCGATGATCGCGCGGAGCCTCGAACAGTCGACGGCCGAAGGCGTCGGTCAGCTTGATACCGTCATATCGCTTGACGCCGTTGCTCTTGCGGATCGAGAACGTCGCCCCGCCAGGGCCGCGATACCGTCGCGACTTCTCGGCCAGCCGCTTGCTGATCGTGCTGTCAGTCCACATCGTGACGGCCTGACCCATCTGCCAGAACATGAACGCGTCGCGCAGCTGAGTAGCCTCCAGACTGTCTTGCGCATCGCCGGTGACGACGCAGCAGTCGGTAAGGAACTGCCCGATCGGGTCGCTCTCCTCCCGGTATTCCAGCGTGGCATCAAGCACGCTCTGCGGCTCCTGCAGCCCGTTTTCAAGGTAATCGCACAGGCCACCGATCAGCCAGTTCAGAATCCCGGATCGTTCCTCCCAGAGCTTTGCCCCGAGCTTCGCGTCGCGCTCCTCAGGCGGGATCTGGACGTCAAACGGGATCAGCATCACGCGCCGCCAAATCCCATCGTCAGTCGCTCTGATGTCCGGCTTGTGGTTTCCCTGAATGTTGATCTTGAACTGCGGGTCGACCTCGATGAACTCGCCATAGTTTGGCCGAACAAGGATTTTTTCGCCACCGGTCAGCTGCTTGACCATGCCTTCCTGCAGCCGCATCCCTTCATCAGGCTCTGATGTCCTCACCGTACGAGCAGGGATCAAAGGGATCAAATCCGGTGTTGCGTCGCTACCGCTGCGTTTGTTCGTCCCGGTCAAACTTTCGATCCGTGCCGTGGCGGCGTAATCTCCAAGGATGCGTGCGATCAGATCTGACAAGACAGACTTTCCGTTTGCGCCAGATCCATACCAGAACGCTATCTTTTGCTCCCATTGCAGGGCCGTCATACCAAAACCGAGCCATCTGGCCAGGAACGCGCGCATCTCGGCTTTGGGTTGGATGCGATGCAGGAACAGGTGAAACTGCGGACACTGCGCCTCTGGGTCATAGGCGACCGGCATGAGGCTTGTCAGCATCTGCGCCCGATCATGCGGCACCAGTTCGTACTGACAGTATTTGCGCCCGTCTTCCTCATCGACGCGAAACCTCAGCACGCCCGCAAGGGTATTGATCTCCAGCGGGTCCGCATCCATCGCCTCGTGCGGCACGGCCAGCATCACCCGCGCCTCGCCCACCATGTTGGTCAGCGGGCCAGAGTTTCCGGCATTCTTGGCATGGGTGATCCGCCGACCGATTTTGGTTTTGAACCCCTTGAGCTGCGCCTCAAGAGCGCGCAGCTGCGAACGCACGGCGGCGATCTGGTCACTCCAATCCTCCGGCCGATCGGCCTCATCCATGCGTTCAAGCTCGGCCTCGCGCTTGAGCAATCGCGCCTCGCGCGCCAGCACATCCGCCTCGCGCGGGGTCGGCACCAGCCAGGCGATCTCGCGCTCGATCAGCGGCCCGATTTGCTGCGCCATGCCGCGCACGCGCGGCGAAACATCGCGCGCGATCTCATCATCCTTTGACCAGCGCATGTCGTCCCAAACATGCCAACCGCGCTTGGCGACAAAGCGCAAGTTATGGCCAAAATGCCGCACGAACCGCTTGCCGTTGCCAAAATCGTTGAGCTCGAACTCGGCACACTCGCGCACGGCACCGTCATCATCCCCACCGTCCCCGTCGCCACCGACCGGGGGTGCGGGGCCGTCACTGCCGGTCGGTGGCCCGAAATCAGGCTCGAACCCATTCCAGCCGCCCGCATCCTCACCCGGCGCGGCCGAGGCGCCCGCCAGATCCTCCGGCAGATCGACCTCTTCGGCCTGCCGCATCACCGCGGCAACGCGATCGACGGCGGTCATCACGACGCCCCATTATCGCTGACGACGGCCAGCTTCGGCTTGGATGCATTCCTGACCATGACGTCACGGATCATGGTCAGGAAATCGTCGATCTGCGCTTCCATCGGCGCATTCTTCAGGCGCGGATCCGTCTGCGCGACGGCGAAAGCCGCGTGGCTCATGCAATAGACTGCGACCACCATTGCCGTCCCGGCCCGTTCTTCAAATGTCCACTTACGGTCTTTGGTGATCGCGTCCATGTTGGCCCGGAATATGGCCTCAGCCGCGTCGCGATATGCTTGGAGCTTCTTACTCGGCTTCGTCATCACTCCACCCTCCCCATCCGTCTCAAACAGGCCCTTTTGGCCGCTTCGAGGTCGCGCAGATCGAGCGAGACCAGCTCGCCCAACCGCCCCTCACCATCCGCATTCCAGATCTTCACGCCGCCAATCCTGTGGACGGTGATCGCGAACCGCCGCCCGTCGACCGTCCCCAGCCAGACCTCGGCGCCGTCCTGGGTGTTGCGCCCCCGCGTCCAGCGCACCGGCTCATGCGTCATCGCCGCCCCCTTCGGTCGGATCGATCGGCACATGGCCCAACAGCACGTCGTTCAGATCGGCGCCGGTGGGGCAGGGAACAATCCAGCCCCGCAGCCCGGGCCGCAGCACCATCGCGCGCCTGATCCCCGCCAGCAGCTGCGCCCGCGTCAACCGCGGTTCGCTGTCACCGTCCTGCAGATAGACCAGCCGCTTGACCCATTCCGGCGGCACGAAGGCCTCGGCATCCTCCATGTCGGGGATGCCTGCATATTTCAGGCCCTTGCCGTGCATCCGCTGCCCGGCCATGTTGCCCAGATCGACGCCGCACCAATAGGCCGCGCCCCGGCCGCGATCAGCGACCAGCGCCGAAAACGTCGTTTCCAGACCCTCGCCCATCACCAGCGTGTCGGCGCCCTGCGGCGTGATCAGCCGGATCGCGCCGCCCTTTTTCGCGCCCAGCACCTTTTTCGCGGGCCAGGTCTCGCCCGGCTTGTCCAGACGCGGCAACACCACCTTGCCCTTGGGCTGATCCAGATCGATCCAGGTGCGATGCACCGCACTCAGCACTCCGGCGCGGTCCAGCACCCCGGCCACCATCGCCGGGCCCCGGTGAATCTCGCGCCAACCGTGATCGCCATCCGGGATCATGTAACGGGCGGCGGGCTGGAACCGCAGCGCAGCCGGGGTGCGGGGCAGCAGATCGCGGGTGACCCCGCGCCGCGCCAGATAGTCGGTCACCATCGTCCCCTCGGCGGGGACCGTGTCCGACCAGATCCGCTGTGCATCCTCGATCGCCTCGGCCCGATATTTCGCCGCCGCCCGCGCCTGGGCCGCCTTGCGCTCGGCCGCCTTGCGCTCCCGCTCGGCCAGCTCGGCCGCGGTCAGCTCGGGCTTGGGCCCGCACAGCCAGTCCAGCGCCTCCGGAAAGGTGCAGCCGCGCACGAACCTCACCAGATCGATCGGCCCGCCCTTGCCGCCATCATGCTCGCAATGACGGCACAAGAACACGTTTTTGCGGGCATTGAGCCCAAAGCGATCGGTGCCGCCACAGCGCGGGCACGGCCCCTGCCGCTCGACCGCGCCGCGCCCGACCTCGATCGACAGCAGATCCGCCACCTCGAAAATCGGGCGCGCATTCGCCTCGGTCGGGCGCGCATCGTCAGGGTATCGGCTCACCGCGCACCCCCGTAAACAAAGACCGGCGTGTTATGCGCCAGCGCCGCCTGCACCTCGGCCCAGATCCCCTCGGACCGGTCCCAGCCCGGGATATTCGGCACCACGACCAGCTGCGACGCCACGAACATCGGGCGGCACCACTCGGTCCAGCGCGCATGATCCAGCGGGCTGACCTTGCGCCCCGGGACCGAGGGCTGCGCATGCAGCATCTCGGCCGCCTGCACGATCGGGCTGACCGCCGTCACGCCCTCGCGCATCAGCAGCAGCAAGTGCCGCGCCGCCAGCGTCGACAGCATCACTGACCGCTCGAACGACCACTTGCCCTTGACCAACACTTCGTTGGTGTAGGGCGTCGCCAGATAGGCCAGCCCGGCATTGTGCCGCGCCACCACCTCGGGCGAGGCTCCGACATGCACCAGCGGCGACCATGCCCCGCCCGGCTCCAGCACCGGACCCCAATCGATCGCGCCGCCGCTCATCCCCACGCCCTCACGCACAGCGCAACGACCAGCCAGATCGAGGCAATCAGCGCATAGGTTCGCACGGGCGAGGCCGCGCGCAGATCCGCCATCAGGCTCTGGCGCGGACCGACAGGCCGCGCCATGCCCGCCTCGATAGCGCGCGCGACAGCTATGGCGG